ATTAAAGGTGGGTCCGGAACTCTGTGGTTTGGTGGTGCATCAATGCTAGGTGGTATGAGCGGGCAAACCGCTAATCCGTATGGTACAGCCGGTTCCCCATATGGCGGCGGCGGCGGCGCCGGTGGCACCTTCGCTGCTACTGGTGCCAATGGTGTTGTGTTTTTTGAATATTGATTGGAAATAACATGAAAAATGCAATGATTTCCCCAAATGAATTAGTTTATGATTATTACACCGGTCAGCTTCTTGGTTGGCGTGTAGCGCAAGTAGAGCCGGATGGTCAAACTTTTCCGGTGGCAGACCCCTGTTTTTGGGTAGTTTGCGCCGATGATGTTATAGCTGATCAGTTTTACTATGACTCAGCTACGGCACAAATACTGCCTAAACCCACACCACCTACAGTGCAATCTATTTCTTCTGGTACTCAAACGTTATGAAACTCATAGTACCCGCACATTCATTTACGTGCAGTGGGGCTACGGTTAATGTTTATCTTGCTAACAAAGGTGAGGGACTGCCAAAACACGACCATGTTTTTAACCATGTGACGATGTGCAATTCAGGTTCTTGCATTGTGCGTAAAGCCAAACGAGAACTTACTATTGATAAGTACACCCAACCCATTGAACTTGTTGCAAATGAATGGCATGAGATTGAGGCGCTAGAAGATGGCACTGTGTTTGTAAACATATTTGCAGAAGCCCAATACTAAATCATCACGAATGTAATAAATATAATAAGATATAGGAATATAAAAATGACAACATACGCATATACAGCAAACATTACAACCCCGGCAGCTTCAGCAAATATTGCAACAGATAAAATAAGAATAGCTACTTCTAATGCAGCTATTCAATATACTACTAGCTTCCCTAATGTAGCATTAAGTGGAAATGTAACATGTGCTACTACTAGTAACACAGTAACTGGCTCAGGGACATTATTTTTAACAGAATTAGGAATTGGTTATTGGATAGGCAATACTACCGGAAATTCAGCTGGTATTGTTAAATCAATTGCTAATAATACTAGTTTAACACTAACAGCAAATGCCGCAGTAGCAATATCAAATACTACTGCAAGATTTAGTCCATATGGTGTTCCTTACACTGTAGCAAATGCCAATAGTCAAGTTATCCCCGCAAACACAGTAGAAAATAGTATCATTGTGGGTCAAGGGAACATTGTTTCTTACTTGTCATTAGCAGGCGCCAATAGTATATTCTCTATCACAGAATTGGGTATGCCTCATCCAAACACTGGTACATCCGGTGTTAATCCAGTTGGGCTGAACCCATCTGGCGTTCCTAACTATTGATTTTTAGCCCTGTAAGATAAATATATTTACATAGCACAATACGGTGCTTCGTTATGATACCTCATTAACGGCGGCTAGAACCCGCAACCCATAATAGGAGAAATCAAATGGGACGCCCTCTAAAAATCGCAAAGGCTCAAGCAGTCTTAACAATCACTGATACAGCCGCAACAGGCAGTATCGTTACAGTATCAGGTGGAAATCTAACTACAACCCCTACCGTAGGCATAACTAAAGGTATGACATTTGTAGCTGATACAACAGTTGGTGGAATAACAGCTAACACAATTTACTATGTTAATTCAATATTATCAAATGATACATTTGATGTATCAGAAACTCAATTGAGTGTGCAGCCTCAAGTAATCCCAACATTAACAGACACCACAGGTGAATCAGTTAGTGTTTCATTTAATGTTGTTGATGCATACTTCAACAACCCAGTTGGTGGTGCTGGTTTCCCTGCTACTAACGCTAACACATATAGTGTAGTTGGTGGCAACACAGCAATTATTGGTAGCCAAGTATTAGCACAAGTTGCTATTGGTGTCAATGGAACAGGTACATTATATACTCCATTAACTGTTAACACAAGTACTGTAGTAGTTGGTGTAGGTACTGATTTAGCTAATATAACTACTGGCGCAGCACTTCAAGTTGCGGTAGCCAATATTAATGGTAGTACTGATTATGTTAATCTTGGTTTTGCAAGTGGAACAAAAGGTAATGTTTCAGTGGCTGTTGCCAATACGACAGTATCGGGTAGCGTTATTGGAACTTCAGGCAATGCACAAACACTTATAGTAGATATGCCAATTCAGTTTAGTGCGAATTTTGGCGGTTTAACTACAGGCACAACATATTTTGTTAAAACTATTGCTAATGCAGCAGCTTTCACAGTTTCTACTAGTCAAGGTGGGGATGTGCAAGCAGTCACAGCTAATGTGTCTGTAACCGCTAATGCTCTTATGAATCGTGTTGCATTGGCAGCTAATGCCAACGTTGTTGCAAGCAATGCGGCATATGTGTATGCTAATGATGAAGCAGGTTACATTGTTCGTCAAAAAGGTAAACAAAAGTATCTAGTAACAGGTTCAACAAGTGGGTTGACCGCACAATGCTTTACTGCAAATCTTGCAAATACAGCGTTGACACCAAACACAATGCGTATTCTTGCTACATATGCTAATTCTACTACTCAAACAGTTCAAAGTCTTTCTGACCACACTGGTGAGTTGTTTACTGCTACTTCAGGTCCTATTGCTACAGGTAATATCGTGTTTCAAAATGCTACTCCAGTATTTGCAACATTCAATGCAGCGGCAGCGGCAAATACATATGGTGCTCAACCTTATGAACTAGTTACTATTGCAAGTGCATAATCGTGGCTACTTCAACCAATAAGTTAGATAAAATGCAATCAGAAACTGAAATTGCAATACTTCAGATCCAAGTTAAGAACCTTGAAGAAAAAATTGGGGAACTTAAAGTGGATCTGAAAGCACTACATGATGTCATTGAATCTAACGCAGACGAAACTAGACAAATGTTAAAATCTATGCGTGAGCAGGATGTTAAAGAACATAGTGAATTGGCCAGTAAGATTTCAGTATTAGAAAAATGGCGATGGATGATGATGGGGGCAGGTATAATAATCGGATCTATGGGATTCCCTACATTGACAGCATTGTTAAAATAAAAAAAGAGACTTAGGTCTCTTTTTTTGTAAGTGATTTTAATTTAGATTGAACAACATCAAAATTAACCATACTAAACAATCCCGGATGTAATGGTTTAGGATATTGATTGTCACCTACCCACGCATAACCACAATGTTCTTCATTCAATATAGGAACAAACTCATCGGTAATTTCACAAAAGAAGGTATGATAAATGAATGAATGATTGATGAATTTCTGTATAGGTACTAGTTTTGCCTTTGGAGGAAATAACCCGATTTCTTCTATACATTCTCTAGCAAGGCCTTCAAATAGTGTTTCACTACCTTCTATCTTGCCTCCGGGAATTCCCCAATTGCCCGGATTTTTATTATCAATACGCAATAGATATAGGTAGCGGTTTGTTTTATTACTATAAAAGAAAACGCCTGCGGATTGGTTACTCATACTATGATTTATCAAAGTATTAGATGACGATAGAATAATCTCCTGCTTGATAGAAGCCGTCATAACTTTTCATCCAAGTATCAGCTACAAAACGATATTGAACATTTGTAGTTAAGTTGGTTACATATTCTAGTGTTGTTAGAGTTGCAGCAGTACTATCAAAACTTACACCCCATTCACCAGTACTTGAATTAAATTCAATGATGTCATTTGCAAATGCAATTACAGTACCCCATGCAACCGTACTATTGTTCGGGGCGCCAATATTATCAGTTAACAAATATCTACGACCATTAATTGATCCCGGTAGACCGGCATTTGGGCCTGTCAATTGAGGATTAATTACACCATCTACCGGTGATAAAGTATTTTGTGGCAAGGTATCGGTGTCAATATTGTATATTAACAATCTATCATCATTTGGATTAGGAACAATATTACCTACAATTTCAGTGTCCATATATGGGTTCTGTAACCATATCTGGCTAATGCCCGGTTTAACAGTTCCATATACATTTAATACACTTGACCAATATACGTCAGTATTAGGGTTAGACGGTAAACTTAAATCAATGTTGCTTGGGGAGAATGGAGTATCAGCTGGTAATATTTGTAATGTATTTCCTATTAATAATATTTTATAACCATATGGGGTGACTTTTTGTCTTGTTCCTAATAGTAAGTCATCGTCTTGAATATCGCTAAGTGCGGTACCTTTAAAAATACTTGCAATTATTTTTTCAATAACACCAAACTTCTTAAGTTTAGCTGCTGTACTTATCCATATTGGCATATAAAATTTCCAACTCAGTACATCAATAGGATTGCCTGAACCCACTGGTATACTACGACTACTAAAAGTTATGCCATCTTGATATACAACACTTAATGAAGTCCAATCAATAAAGTTATCAGTACTTTGAATTTCCAGTGCTGGATTGAATAATGTTCCTAACTGTTCAATTAATTCTAATTTTTGATTATAATTAGTAGTCCACATATCTACAGTAATTCGTAAAGTATATGGCACCGGCATCAATCTTTCAATGGTAAATGCTTGTCCTTGAGTTTCTTCATATGTTTGAGTTTCACTATCATAAGCCCGTTGACGCACACTTATATTATCTATAAAGGTTGGATCCTGTGTTCGTTTCTGATCATATTCTAATGCACTAATGTAATATGTTATTAATGGAGCACTTGGTAAATTACTAGCACTATTATTTGCAATAATAGTTGCAGCCTGTCTACTACTATCACCATACATTACCGGGACTCTAACTAGTATTAAATTACCTGCAGGATCTTTTCCTTTAGTAACTTGCCAATTGGAAAAAATCTTAGCAAATTGTATCAAAAATCTGCGTATCTGATTATCATAGAAGAAAGAGGCCAAAATTATATTCCTTATACTGGTGGTAGAGGGTCCGGTGTCAATCCCAAAATAGTTGACAATGCTTGTCTTTGTGGAACAAATGTACCGTCGGTAAGTTGTGTTTGTGAACTATCATTAATAAATCCAGATAATTGAGACTGATTTGCCGCAGTAAACCCGGTTGGGGTTCTAACATTAGTAGAGATTCTAACCCATAATCTTCCGTCCCAACGGAATAATAATTGAGGGAAATA